GATGTAGTAATCGCTTCCTTACACCCAAGATCGATGCCGACTGCTTTCTGTCCAATTGATTGATCAACTTCAACTTCGACAACCACATTTAAGTACCACCGCCCTCTAGCATCTTCGTTGAATGAACCAGATCGGAATTTATATTCCTCTAAGCCATGGGGGTCCCACACTTTGAAGTATGTTCCATTGTGGTAGACACATCCTTTTTTCCATTTAGCAGTACCGGTGTTGATCGGTATCCAACCTAATGCACGTCTGGAACCGCTTGATGCTCGCCAAGATAACTTACGTTTCTTGAACTGTTTACGACGGGTGACATATTCAGCAGCTATTTGTTGCACCGTTTGGCTATGCAACCCTAAGTCTTTGTTAGCACCTTTTGTGTATGGGTGGAAATCAAACGCAGACAGAAAACGTTCATGTTCTTTAATTGAGCGGAATGACAAATCGTTAATATAGTTCCACACCCAATTAACTGACCTAGCCATACGTGAGAGTTCCGCAGCGTGGCGGTCTTTCACTCTGACTTTCAGTGTTTTTATGTGTGTTACTTTGTTTGTCATCACGTCCTTGACTCGAGTTGGTCTATATCATAAATAGTAGGTATAAAGTGAAGAGTCAATAGGATGTAAAGATGAAACTTGATATACAACAAATTCACAATGATTGGAAGGCTGATTGTAAGATAGATGACTTTGATTTAGAACAATCTTCTCGGACAACACCAATATTACATGCAAGGTATCTTGAGATGTATTCATTGGCTAAATTACAACTTCAACAGCTTGAAGCTAAACAGATGATTCTTTTGAAACGTAAATGGTTATATTACAATGGTAAGATGGATCAAGATCAAATAGAAAAGGCTGGATGGGAGTTTGACCCCTTCAATGGACTTAAAGTTCTTAAAGGGGAGATGAACTATTATTATGATGCTGATCTTGATATTCAACTATCTGAATCTAAGATTCAATATATGAAGGTTGTTTTAGAGACCCTTAAGGAGATTATAGATACACTTAAATGGAGACACCAAACTATCAAGAATATTATTGAATATCGTAAATTCCAATCAGGAGCATGATCAATGAAGTTAATTCTATTCGCATTCTGGTACAAATTAAACATTAGACCCTTATGATTCAAATCCGGCCAAATGGTCCTAAAGGATTCAAAGCATCTATACACTGTTTATACGTCTAAATCGTAGAAATAGCAGAAAATAAGAAAATAAATAAAAGATTGATAATTATTACAGGACTGAAACAAACCGTTACCAATGTCAGACATTATTAAAGTAAAACTTAAGAACTATACTACCATGAATATATCATGTAATGATGGTATCGCTATGGAGTTGAGTGAAGAATTTTCGTTCTTTGCCAAAGATTATAAGTTCATGCCCTTGTACATCAACAAAATCTGGGATGGGAAGGTTAGAATATTCAATTACAATGCACGAGAATTTCCTGTAGGATTATATTCTCATCTGGTGAAGTTTTGTAAGACCCGAAATTATAAGATTGATTTCATAGATTCTGAGTATGGCATACCCGGAGTACAGAATGATATTGATCCAAAAGATATAATGGATTTCATCAAAGGTCTAAAACTTCATTCTGATGGCAAACCAATTGAGGTACGGGACTATCAGTTCAATGCTGTATGTACGACTCTTATGGATCAACGTATTCTTCTTTTGTCACCTACAGGATCAGGTAAATCTCTGATCATCTATATTCTCATGAGATATTTGTTGCAGCATATCAATACAAAGGTGTTGCTCATTGTACCTACCACATCTTTGGTGGAACAGATGTATACAGACTTTGAGGATTATTCTTCACATGATGATAGCTGGAATGTAGATCAAGAATGTCATAAAATTTATCAGGGTAAAGAAAAGTTTGGAGACCTAAACCAAGTTTTCATTTCTACATGGCAATCAATCTACAAGTTACCCCTGCCATGGTTCAAACAGTTTGAGGTAATATTTGGTGATGAGGTACATTTGTTTACGGCAGATTCCCTGACGGGTATCATAAAGAAAAATCATAATTCTAAGTGGAGAATAGGAACTACTGGTACCCTTGATGGATCATTGGTTCATGAGTTGGTGTTGCAGGGACACTTTGGTAAAATTATGGACGTTACCACCACCAAGAAGCTTCAAGACGCTGGGGTGTTGGCCCAACTTGATATCAACATGATCAACACGATCTATCCAGAAGAAATTAGAAGAACCTTTGGAAAAATAGATTATCAAGATGAGGTAAATTACATTGTGGGGTATCAGCCCCGAAACGATTTCATTACGAAATTATCTAACAAATTAGAAGGAAATACTTTAGTATTATATCTTTTGGTTGACAAGCATGGTAAAAAACTTTACAAGCAAATCAAGGACATGGTTTCAGAAGATAGAAAGGTATTTTTCGTATCGGGGGCAGTATCAGCAACTGAACGTGAGGCCATTAGAAAGATAGTAGAAACTCAAAAGGATGCAATCATAGTTGCATCCTACAAGACCTTTTCAACTGGGATTAATATCAAGAACCTTCATAATATCATTTTTGCATCACCTTCTAAATCTCAAATCAGGGTGTTGCAATCGATTGGGCGGGGGTTGAGAATGTCGGAGAACGGTAAAGCGACTAGACTATTTGATATCTGTGATAACATATCATGGAAACGCAGACGAAACCATACCTTGAAACATGCAGACGATAGATTAAACATCTACAAAAAGCAGAAATTCAAGGTCAAGCATATAAAGGTGAAACTAGAATGAAAGCTATACAGTTTATAATGTTAAATGGAGACGAAGTAATCGGTCAATTGAAAGACGAACGATCTGACAATGGATCATTTATAATGGTAGACACTTTTTTAATTGAAAGACAACATTCTGGAGACGGTGGAACATATTATATATTCAAACCATGGATGACCCAACAGACTGATTTGAATGCTCTACATTATGTTAATAAAGCCCATGTTATGGTAACCATGACCCCGGCTGAAGCCTTGGTAGAACAATATAAAGCGACCCTCACTCACATTGCAGAAACTATAGAAAATCGAAAGGAATCTGAAGGAAGTGTAGAAATCATTTCTTCTGAAGATTCTAGTGATAGTACTAATATCAACATGGGGTATTTTGTGGCAGGAAATGACATAAAACATTAAAAAAACTCTTTACAATCAGTATCTTAGATGATATAATGATTCGAATTATATAACAAGGAATACCAATCTATGGCCAAGAGGACTAAACGTGCCCCCGAACATTACGTAAACAACGCCCAATTTTCTCAAGCAGTAGTTGAATATGTTGATATTTTACAGAAGGCAAAATCTAAAGATCAGCCCCTTCCTATGGTTCCAAATTATGTTGCAGAATGTTTTCTAAAAATTGCAAATGGATTGTCTCACAAATCAAATTTTATTCGCTACACATATAGAGAAGAATTGGTTATGGATGCAGTTGAAAATTGTCTAAGAGCAATTGCAAATTACAATATCGAAGCTGCCACTAGAACTGGGAAGCCTAATGCATTTGCATATTTTACTCAAATTTCTTGGTATGCATTTTTAAGACGAATAGCCAAAGAGAAGAAACAACAGGACATTAAGCTTAAATATCTTGCCCAGACTGGCATAGAAACATTGGCAATGGTGGACCTTAATGATAAAAATATGGTATCTGTTACTACCAACTTTGTAAATACCTTACGATCTAGGATTGATAAGGTTAAGGAATATGATACCGAAGTCACTCTATTTGCAGAACAAGAAGCACAGAAAGAAAAGAAAAAAAGACGTATCAACGTTGCTTCTGATTCTGATTTAGAACGGTTTATGTGAGTGGAGATTTAATTTGAAAATTGCTATAATTTCGGATACCCATGCTGGTATTAGAAACGCTTCAGATATATTTACAGACAATGCTGAAGAATTTTACTCCAAGGTGTTCTTTCCATATTGTGAGGCAAACGGTATCAATGACATAATCCACCTTGGAGATTATTATGACAACCGTAAGCAAATTCCAATCAAAGCAATAAACCGAAACCGAAAGATGTTTCTGGCCCCTCTTCGTGATAGGGGCATGCATATGGATATCATACCGGGCAATCATGATGTGGCATTCAAGAATACAAATGAATTGAATTCATTGAAAGAGTTGCTTGGTCATTACATGAATGAAATCTGTATCATCATGAACCCCCGTGTGTTGGAATATGGTGGTATGAAGATTGGTATGTTGCCATGGATAAATTCATCCAATTTTGAAGAGTCCATGAGTTTCATTCAGACGTGCAAGGCAGATGTATTGTTTGGGCATTTGGAATTGAATGGATTTGATCTTATGAGGGGGGTACCTTCAATACATGGATTGAACCATAAACTCTTCTCTAGATTTGAGTTAGTTCTAACTGGACACTTTCATACCAGATCACAAAAGGATAATGTCAGATACCTTGGTAGTCAGTTAGAGTTTACGTGGGCTGATGCCCATGATGATAAGTTCTTTCACGTACTTGATACGAACACTCGCCAGATTGAAGCTATTAGAAACCCCTTAACTCTCTTTGAAAAAATTGTATATGATGATACAAACTTCGATTATCTCACATATGATTTTACCAAGCTGGACAATAAGTTTGTGAAGGTGGTGGTGGTAAATAAATCTGATCTATTTACATTTGACAGATTTATAGATAAGATACAAGATAGACCTATTCATGAATTGAAGATAGCTGAGAACTTTTCAGAGTTTTTGGGGGAAAATGTAAGCCATGAGGAAATATCAATGGAAGACACCACAACACTTTTGAATACGTATATTGATGCAGTTGATACTGATCTGGACAAGAAACGTATCAAGTATCAAATGCATTCGTTGTTTGTTGAGGCCCAAAGCTTGGAGGTAGTATGAGACTTTACATAGCAGTATTAGATGAAGTACCAGATTTCATGGTACCAACTCTGGTTGCTCATACTATGCTTGGTGCCCATCTACATTTTAATACCCCTAAGAATCAAATTGGTCTCTACAATTTTTGGTTAATTAATTCTTTCAAGAAATGTGTAATCAAGGTCAATCGAAAAGAATTTGATAAAATTAAAGAATTGAAAGGCGTGTATCTTGGTCATGAAAATACTACTTTGAATGCTGAAAAATCTTGTGCTATTCCCTTGCCATGCCATAATGATGATTTGCCCGATGTATTGAAGTTTGCCAAATTGTGGAAACCTAAATGAAAATTATATCACCAGAAAAATTAGCAGAGGAAATCGGTGCCCAACCCATGGTTAAAGTACGATTTACTCTTGGCTTGGAATATTCTAAAAAAGAGTTGGAAGAGGCTGGATATAAACCGGTTTCTTCCATGGGTCTTATCTGGATAAAGGATTCTGATGAATGATCATATTTAAGACGTTACGATTCAAGAACTTTCTATCCACAGGCAATCAGTTTATTACCATTGATTTGAATGATGCTAAATCAACTTTGATTGTTGGTGATAATGGTACTGGTAAATCCACAATGTTGGATGCCCTGTCCTTTGTATTGTTTGGCAAGCCTCACCGTAACATTAACAAACCTCAATTGGTAAACTCTATCAACAAAAAGAATTGTGTGGTAGAATTGGAATTTGATATAGGGTCATCTCAATACAAAGTTATTAGAGGAATATTCCCTACCAAATTTGAGATTTGGAAAAATGATCATATGATCAACCAATCTGCTAATAGCAGAGAATATCAAAAAATCCTTGAACAGAACATTATCAAACTGAATCATAAATCCTTCCACCAGATTGTGGTGCTTGGGTCTTCCAGTTTTATACCGTTCATGCAACTTCCCAGTGCCCACAGACGGTCTGTGATTGAAGACTTATTGGATATCAATGTATTCTCTAAGATGAATATTATTCTAAAGGATAAAACAGGGAAACTGAAAGAAGCCCTTAAGGAAATTACTCACAAATTTGAAATAAACGAGACCAAAATATATGGCCAAAAGAAGCTCATCCGCAACCTTACTATTCTTAAAGAATCACATAGGGAAGAGAAGGAAGCTAAAATTCAAGAAATGCAGACGCAAGTTCAAGGACTCCAAGACACCAACTCCAAAGCCCTTGCAGGTATCAAAGGAAGAGAAGATGAAGTTAGGTCCAAATTATCATCCCATCAATCCAAAAAACAAACCCTATTACATTCCAAAGGGCAATATAATCAAGAGATGAAGACCATTGTTCGTGAGGTAAAATTTTATGAAGTGAATGATGTTTGCCCTACATGTACTCAAGAAATTTCTAATGAAGTGAAAACAGATAAGGTAAATGATGCCAAGGCAGACGCCAAGGTTCTGATGGCTTCTATGGAAGAAGCAAACCGTATAATGGAAGAAGTTGAAGACAAATTAACTTCTACCTCTGTTACGTTAAAAGATATCACCGATACCCAAAATGAAATCAATTCAAATATTCAGACCATATCCAGACTTCAAGGAGAAATATCGATGCTTGAATCTGATCTTCTGGAAATGGTAGATGGCGGGGGGGATATAAAAACTGCCAATGTTGATATGGAAGCCTTACAAAAAATCAAAGAAGACTTGTTACAGGTCAGATTTGAAAAAACTGAAGAGTTTACCTACAACACGATCATAGGAGAAATGTTAAAAGATACAGGGATCAAGACAAAGGTTATTACCCAGTATCTTCCAGTGATCAATAAATTGGTTAACCAATATCTTCAAACTTTAGATTTCTTTGTCCATTTTGATTTGGATGATAGCTTTCATGAGACTATTAGAAGCAGACACAGAGATATCTTTTCATATGATTCATTCTCTGAGGGCGAGAAGCAACGGATAGATTTGGCTTTACTTTTTACATGGCGTATGGTAGCCAAGATGAAAAATTCTGTCTCTACCAATTTGTTGGTGTTGGATGAAACCTTTGATTCTTCATTGGATCATGATGGAGTGGAAAACCTGACAAAAATACTTTACACTCTACCAGATGAAACTAATGTGTTTGTGATTTCCCATAAAGGTGAGTTGTTGGATGGTAAGTTTGCCCGCAAGTTTACCTTCTACAAGCATAAAAACTTTAGTTTAATCAAATAAAAGGGTTGACAGGTATAATTACCTGATATATAATTGAAAAAATCAATGAGGATTAATTATGAATCTATCTGAAAATACTATGGAAGTTCTCAAGAACTTTTCTACCATTAATGCCAATCTGGTATTTCGAAAAGGTAAAATTTTGAAGACTATGAGTGACCAGCGTAATGTTATGGCGTCGGTTACTCTAGAAGAAGATTTTCCCCAAGAAGTGGGTATATATGATCTTACAGAATTTATGCGGGTACTAAATCTTGTAGATGAACCCGATTTAGATTTTAAAGAAAATTGTGTTATAATTGGAGATACTTCAGGCCGGTCAAAGGTTAAGTATTTTTATTCTGCTATCCAAATGCTTACATCCCCCACCAAAGACATTATAATGCCTGCTTGTGAGGTTCAGTTTATTTTGGATGTGGATACCCTATCCAAGATAAGACAGGCTGCTGGTGCCCTTGGTCATAAGACTATGGCAATCACTGGTAAGGATGGGGTAATAACTCTAACGGTAGCAGATTTCAAAAATAAAACTTCCAACAAATTTTCTATCGATATTGCTGGTGATTTTGAAGAGGATACATTCAAATTCATTATAGATATAGACAAACTAAAATTGATCCCCGGAGATTATGTGGTGGAATTGTCTAAAAAACTTGTATCACATTTTGTGCATAAAAATACATCTCTAGAATACTGGATTGCAATCGAAGAGGATTCTACATATGGGTAGCACCGTCTTTTTATGGGGAGTATTCACCGGTAACCTTTTAGGAATTATCTTAATGGTTATCTTAATTAACAAATTGTAACACATACCTCAAAGGTAGATGTAAAACTCAAACCGAAGCTGATAATTGTGAAGATTATCAGATCATCAAACAAGTAAAATTGGAAATTAAAATGAACGAAGATATCGAACAAATCATAGAACTTTCAAACCGTGTGAGTCGCACAACCATTGCTGTTATTGATGCAATGGCCCAACGTGGTGCTTATAAAGGGGAAGAAATGTTGACTGTAGGACAACTACGTGAACAATGTGGTCAACTAATTCAATTGGTTGAAGCTGCTATGACTGCTGAACAAGAAGCTGGCGCTCCTATCTCTCCTAAGAAAAAGTAATTGACGATCCTAATTAATGATGTATGATAATGAAAAATGTGAGGGATCAAAATGCAGAAAGAGTTCTTGTGGGTAGAAAAATATAGACCACAATCTATTGAAGACACGATACTATTACCAAGCTTGAAGAAAACTTTTCAAGCGATTGTTGATAGTGGGGAAGTTCCCAATATGATCTTTTCGGGCACGGCTGGTTTGGGTAAAACCACCGTGGCTGAAGCTATATGTAAACAACTTGATCTGGACTACATCAAAATCAATGGTTCTGAAGCTGGTCGCATCGACACGCTTAGAAATGAAATTAAACAGTTTGCTTCTACCGTATCCTTTGGGGGTGGATATAAAGTTGTAATCATTGATGAGGCCGACTATTCAGGTACGGCACAGTTCCAGCCTGCTCTACGTGGCTTCATAGAAGAGTTTTCATCTAATTGTAGATTCATTCTTACCGCCAATTATAAACAGCGTATCATTAAAGAACTTCATTCTAGATGTTCTGTTTACGATTTCAATCCAACTACAGGCCCCCAAAAGGCTGCATTGTCCAAGCAGTTTATGGATAGACTACTTTATATTCTCAAAGAAGAGGATGTAAAATATGAATCACAGATTGTCGCTTCCCTAATAATGAAGCATACCCCGGATTGGAGACGTATCACCAACGAAGCTCAAAGATTTGGTATGGAAGGTACTATAGATGAAAATACTGTTATTGACCCTGTTACCAATTTCAAAGAACTTTTTGGATTGCTTAAGGGTAGAAACTATAACAAAATTCGATCTTGGATAGGGAAAAATTCAGACCTAGAGGCCAGCAAGATTTTCTCAGGTCTGTTTCAAGAAATGGAAGAGTATGTGGAGGATTCCACACGGGATAGCTTCATTCTAATTCTTGCTGATTACCAATATAAATCTGTCTTCGTACCAGATCAAGAACTGAATTTGGCTGCATGCTTTCTGGATGTAACTAAACACATCAAATTTAAATGAGAGGCTGCATGGGCAGTATTATGTTTCTCTACAGAGAATCTAATTCCTCTTGAAGCACAATAAGGAGCCTTATAATGGGCATGGAAAATGAAGTAATCTATGACTTTGAAACATTAAGTCAAGAGTTTGATACTGGACCGGTAGTGTCTATGTCATTGTTGAGTTATGATGAAGGCAGGTTTGCCTCTGATAATCCATACACCTATAGCGAATTGCTTGGCATGGCCCATCTTATTAAATTTAAGGTGGAAGAACAGGTCAAGAAATATGGCCGTAAAATTCAGATGGACACTCTTGAATGGTGGGGAGGTCAATCAGAAGAGGCTCAAAAACAGTTGAAACCAAGTGATAAAGATCAGTCAATCACTGAACTTTATAGTTTCATTGTGGTGAACACCAACCTACAAAATTTACAGCGTGTGTTTACTCGTGGTAATACCTTTGACCCAATGTTTCTTAAATCTATCCTGAAGGCAGTGGGAAAAGACGATCCATTCCCATGGTGGTTGGTACGAGATACCAGATCATACATTGAAGGTATGCTTCAGGGGTCTGAAGTGTCCAACAACAGTTTCATTCCAAAAGAACTTGAATCTAAGTTTGTGCATCACGATCCAATACATGATGTTGTCATGGATGTTATGAGAATGCAAATCCTGAAGAGAGCCATCGTGTTATGAGAATTAATGTATACACCCAAGACAACTGCACTTATTGTGATGTGATTATAGATCGTCTCAAACTTTGGGAATTTGATTTTGAACTTCTCAATATCACATATAATCCTATTGCAAAGGAGTTTTTGAAAAAGAAGGGGCACACTACCGTACCCCAACTTTATCATCTTGATACCTGTCTGAATAGAGGATATAATACCTTTGATCTGACCAAAGAAATACTCAAAGAGCGTTACAATGAATCCATTCGATTATCTCAAGACCATTAACGAAACCAAAGAAGATATCATGGTAGATGATGTTGCAGAGAAGGGTTACAATCCCTTTATCATTAATCGTGGACTATCTTATTTTCCTGATACTGTCATGGTAGCAAATGAGTTGAATCAAAATACTCATTTACCATCCAAGGTTCAATACAAGTTTTTGTTGAGCATTGTCAGAAAGAGGAAAAGATTTTCAAAATGGGCCAAGGCTGAAACTGAAACAGACCTTGAAATCATCAAAGAATACTATGGATACTCTACTGAAAAGGCCAGAGAAATTTCACATCTATTATCCAAAGATCAAATCCAGCAATTGTCCCAGAGAATGTACAAAGGTGGGAAAGCCTAAATACACCATATGAATAACAACAATAACATATGGACTAGATTTCATGGAAGAAAATGCACTGATAGAGTGGGCACCAACCGACATGTTGGAAATCACTTTAACAGAACCAGATGACTTTTTAAAGGTTCGAGAAACACTAACAAGAATTGGCATTGCCTCAAGGAAAGATAACAAATTGTTTCAATCCTGTCACATTCTTCACAAACGAGGTAGATATTTTATAGTACACTTCAAGGAGCTTTTTTTACTAGATGGTAAGAAAGCCAATCTTGAAAAAAATGATATCATGAGACGAAATACAATTACTACGTTGATGAGTGATTGGGGATTGTTAACCTTAACCAAATCGGATTCTTTAGAATGTGCCCCTCTACGCCAGATTAAAATCATATCCTACAAGGATAAAGGCGATTGGGAACTTTGCCCAAAATATTCAATAGGAAATCAATGATATCTTTCAATCAATACCTAGATGAACTAACTAAACCAAAAGAACTAGACAAGTTTAGAAAATCTGTCAAGGGGTTTAATAAGGTTGATACTCGTAAGTCTGGATGGAAAATCACGTTAGATGATATGTTTTCCAATTATGGATTTAAAAGATTGGGGGCCGGTAAGTATGCTTCGGTGTACGGTCACCCCAAATATCCTTATGTGGTTAAGGTATTTCAAAAAGATGCTGCGTTTTTAAGGTGGGTAAAGTTTGCCCAAGAAAATCGTAAAAATCCTTACGTGCCCAAGATTAGGGGCAGAGTGACAAAAATCAATAAGATGTTTTTCGTACTGCGTATGGAGAAGTTAACACCTTATGATTGGGGATCAAAATTGTGGACACATAAGTTTATGCGTGATTATGATGATTGGACACATGATAAAGGTACTAAATCAGACGATAAGAATATTCAAGACATTTTAGATTGTTTTGCAAAGAATGAAAAATTGCTTGACATTCATGGAGAAAATGTGATGTTAAGGGGTAAGCAGTTGGTGATCATAGACCCATTCTATAATTGGTTTGGTAAAAAGGCCCCCGGCGAATATTCAATTGATCCAGATGAAATAGACCCATCTGTATTTTAAGAAGAGAAAGACTATATTATGAAACGAGATATTTGGGTTATTTCTGATACCCATTTTCAGCATTCCAATATGTTGAACTTTTTGGACCCTAATGGAGTTCCATTCAGGGGCCATAGGTTTACAAACCAAAAAGAATGTGATGAGTTAATGATTCACAATTGGAATGAAAACATCAAAATCAATGATCACGTTTGGCACCTAGGAGATGTATTCTTTGGGGACAAGGAAAGATTTTGCAATCTCTGGCCTAGACTCATGGGACACAAACGTTTGATTGTTGGGAACCATGATGATATACGTTTTCTTTCAGAAAAAAATCCTATGACCAAAACTTGGTTTTTTGAAAAAATAGAACTTTGGAGAAATTGGGGCCATTACGATATGGTCATGACCCATATTCCAATGCAGCTAGAAAGCACGTTTGAGGGTCGTAGATCAACGTTTAATGTACATGGACACATCCATAATAATAGAAGCCCCACCCTGCGCCATTACAATGCCTGTGTGGAGGTAAATGATTACACGCCTATTCACATTGAAGATTTGGCGTCCAAACTTAAGAAGAGAAAGTCTTCGTTATGAAAACACGTTTCATTGGAGACGTACACGGTAAATTGTTTGACTATATGAACCTTATCGACAATCCCACCAACCCATGTACCAGATCAATTCAGGTCGGGGATTTTGGGTTTGGGTTTGATCAACGGAAAGAATATGTTGCAGAACTGAATAGATTTACTAACAGACCTAACCACAATCACAGATTCATTCGTGGCAATCATGACGATCCTGCTGTTTGTAAAGCACGTTCTAACTATATTTCTGATGGACACACAGAAGATGATATCATGTTTATTGGTGGGGCTAACTCCATTGATAGAGCCACGAGAGTTGAAGGTGTTTCTTGGTGGCCTGATGAAGAGCTTTCTTATTCTGAACTTTCTGATATTCAAGTAAAATATAATGACTTTAAACCAAGGGTCATGGTCACCCATGAATGTCCAGAAAGTGTAGTAGGTCATATGTTTGATTGGTATGCAAAAAAGCAATTTAAGTCTGTAACTAGACAGGCATTTGATATGATGTGGCAGTATCACAAACCAGACATTTGGATTTTTGGTCATTGGCATGCAGATAGAGATGTAAATATTATGGGAACACGATTTATTTGTTTAAATGAGTTGTCTTTTATCGATCTGGACGTATAAATACCCGGTGGAATTCAGAAGGATCAAAACCATGAAAAAAATGTTTAAGAATATAATCAAACGTGCCGTAGCAGAAGCTCGTAAAACACCAGAAGATCGTTATCTAGAACAGGCAACATCTCTAGAAGACCTAGAAATGAGATTGCATAAACTAGGTAGAAAACTTTAAAAAGAGGGGCTGTAATGGCCCCTTTTTGCTTTATTTCAGTTGACACATCATAACCATGTATGTTAATATGTTCCAATCAATATACACTGGACCCTTTATAATCATATGGGTCTTGAATAGTTTTACCCAAATACTTCAATCCAGTAGTGTTATGGGTTTTTAGATATAAGTAGATCATGGCTGATACATTTTACACATCGATTAATAGGTATGGTAATTCTATTCTATATAGGGGATATAATGCTTATGGAAAGAGAATAAACAAACGTATTAAATTCAAACCAACTCTATTCGTTAAAAGTAAACACCCATCCAAATGGAAAGCATTTGATGGTGTAAAAGTCAGACCCATGAATTTTGAATCCATGAGGGATGCCAAGAATTTTACAGATCAATATTCTGAAGTCGAAAACTACACGATTTACGGAATGCAGAATTACATTTATCAGTTTATTACAGATCGTTTTCCAGACAAGATCAAATTTGATAGAAACCTTGTTAACGTTAACACAATTGATATCGAAGTTGAATCTGAGGAAGGATTTCCTAGCCCGGATGAGGCCAACTATCCCATCACGTCTATAGCTACAAAAAACAGTAAGGACAATATATGGAGGGTGTTTGGACTCAAGGAATATGATGCAAGCAAAGCCAAGCTTTTAGAGACTAATCCGAATGCCATAATTCAATACATTAAATGTGATGATGAAATTGACATGCTTACCAAATTTCTAGGTATGTGGGAAAGAGAAGATTATTGCCCGGATATTGTCACTGGATGGTATATTCGTTTCTTTGATATTCCATATCTGGTCAATCGAATTACTAAGATTATGGGGGGCAAGGATGCTAAACGTCTATCGCCGTGGAAGCTGATCAGTGAAAGATCAGTGAAGTACCAAATGAATACTATTGAATCGTATGAGTTGAGTGGTATTCAAATTTTGGATTATCAAGACTTGTTCAAAAAGTTTGCATTCTCATATGGAACGTTGGAAAGTTACAGTCTTAATCATGTGTCACATGTAGTGCTTGGAGAACAAAAACTTTCGTATGAAGAATACGGTTCCTTGAGTAATTTGTATAAAGAAAACCACCAACTTTTTATTGACTATAACATAAAAGATATTCATCTAGTTGAACGTATGGAAGAGAAGATGGGTTTAATTACCTTGGTTCTTACTATGGCTTATCGGGGGGGAGTGAATTACACAGATACCATGGGGACAACCGGCATTTGGGATTCAATCATATATCGAAAACTGAATGAAAGAAATGTAGCCATAATACCATCCGGGTATAAAACGAAGATATCATTTGAGGGGGGGTATGTTAAAGACCCTCAAACTGGATTTCATGATTGGGTTGTATCATTCGACTTAAATTCTCTTTATCCAAATCTGATTGTGCAGTATAACATGTCGCCTGAAACCATAGCACAGGAATCAGGTCACTCGGCTGGAGTAGATTATTATCTAAACAAAACCGATATGGTTAAGTCAAAACAGGGGTATGCTGTTGCTGCCAATGGGTCGGTATATTCAAGAGAGTTTCAAGGGATTATTCCTTCTATAATTAAAGAGTATTATGAAGAACGAAAAGCTATCAAAAAGGAAATGCTCAAGGCACAATCTGATAACGAAAAGTCCCCGTCTGATATACTAGATCGTAAGATAAATCAACTTCATAATATTCAAATGTCAATTAAAATCCTCTTAAACTCTTTGTATGGGGCAATGGCCAATCAATATTTTCGTTACTTCGATATGAGAATGGCAGAGGGTATTACTCTATCTGGACAATTATCTATTCGAACCGCCGAAAATGCTGTCAACCTAGAAATGAATAAACTGCTGGATACCAAAGATGTTGATTATGTTATAGCATCAGATACTGATTCATTGTATGTGAATTTTGCCCCATTGGTAGAAAAATATAATCCAAAGGACCCGGTTAAATTTCTTGATGGTATTACAGAACAACATTTCAAAAAAGTTTTAGCCTTATCATATGATACGTTGTTTAGAAAAATGAATGGTTATGAACAACGTATGTGGATGGGCCGTGAGGTTATTGCAGATAAAGGACTCTGGACAACCAAGAAGAGATATATCTTAAACGTTCACAATTCAGAGGGGGTACAATATGCTGAACCCAAGCTTAAGGTTATGGGAATTGAGGCGGTTCGATCTTCTACCCCAGAAGTGTGTAGGGATAAACTAAAAGAAAGTTTTAAAATCATAATGAAAGGTGATGAAGTGAGGACCCAAAAGTTCATTGCAGATTTCAAGGAAGAATTTAAAAGCTTGCCTGCCGAACAAGTAGCCTTTCCCCGTGGAGTAAGTTCGTTAAGTAAATGGTATGATAGTCGTACTATTTACACAAAGGGCACTCCTATTCATGTGCGGGGCGCTTTGATGTATAATGAGCTTATAAATACACACGACTTGACTAAAAAGTACGGAACAATCAAGGACGGTACGAAGATCAAATTTCTATATTTGAAGATGCCTAACATTACACGAGAGAATGTTATTGCATTTCCAGATTTCCTTCCACCAGAATTGAAGTTGGATGGATATATAGATTATGATTTGCAATTTGAGAAGACATTTGTTAAACCGCTTGAACACATTTTGGATGCTATTGACTGGTCAGTAGCAAACATACAAACATTAGATGAATTTTTTGGATAAATTATGAAAGTTTCGTTAACAATTTTTCAAAGCATATACGACAATAAGACGCATCGAAGAATGGACTTTGACACATTTTTAGAGTTTGAAACTCTCCTATATACATTATCCAAGGTAGAAATAAAAGCCAAGAAAGATGCTCAGTTAATATCTCCTGCCACTTATAAACAAGGGGAGAAAAGACGAAATGTAAACGTTCTAAACTGGGCTGGGTGGGTTGCAGTTGATGTTGATGATGTAAAAATAGAAGGTAAGGTAGAAGACTATGTCCGTAATAATTTCAATCACTACAATTTTGTATGTTATTCTACTGCTGGCTCTACACATAAACATCCAAAATTTCGTTTGGTTTTTCCAACTACGAGAGAAATATTGCCAGACGAAATCCGCCCTTTCTGGCATGCACTTAATACAGAACTTGGATCGATTGGAGATATACAAACAAAGGATTTCAGTAGGCTATATTATATTCCTGCAACTTATAGCGGGGCTTTTAATTTTATCTTCAGCAATCATGTTGGTAACGACATTGATCCTTCTGTTTTAATATCCAAACACCCCTTACCCCCATCAAAAACTGGCAATTCATTTTTTGATAATCTGCCACCAGAAATGCAAGACAAGATTGTGGATCACCGCAAGGCTCAAATGGATAACACCACTATCCGTTGGTCTTCGTATAAGGATTGTCCTTTCTTTCCTCAAAATGCTGCAAATGAATATAAATCAATTTCTGACACCGGATGGTATCATAAAATGTATATCATCATGGTTTCGATTGCTTCGAAGGCAATAGAGAAAAAATATCCTATCACTGCCCACGAAATAGCTGAGTTATGTAGTGAGCTAGATAGAGAAACAGGCGGGTGGTACGAACGCCGCCCTCTGGAAATGGAAGCCAATAGGGCTTTGGAATATGCATATCGTAATGCTACAATATAGGAATAAATTATGGACTTCAAAACTTATGAAAAGAAAGCTTTATCAACTGCCATATATCCGGGGATGGGAACACATCTAGGATTAGTATACGTTGCCCTGAAGATGAATGGTGAGGCAGGCGAATTTGCAGAACATCTAGGTAAAGCAATTCGTGATGATGATCTTATGCCATTAGGAATGGTATACACAAATACTGAAGCTGAGAAAACTGGTGATATATTTGGGGAAGTTAATAGTCTAACCCCCGAACGCAGAAACCTACTAATAAAAGAAATTGGTGATGTACTTTGGTATCTGAATGCTGCTGCTGTAGAGCTTGGCACTTCCTTAAACAATGTTGCTGTTATGAATATTGAAAAGTTGGCAAATCGTGCCAAAGAAGGAAAGATTTCAGGGTCTGGTGATGATAGATGAAAGTTCTAGTAACTGGTGGTGCTGGTTTCATAGGCTTTCACGTTTGTAAAACCTTATTCGAACAGGGTCATGATGTGGTTACCATTGATAATTACAATAGCTATTATGATCCCAAGCTCAAACGTGCCCGGTCTGCTATTCTAAGAGACATGGGGGTAAATATCACTTTGGGAGATTTGGATAATGCTGATCTGTTAAATATTTTAGTGGAAAAACAAAACCCAGATTTAATCATTCATTTAGCTGCATATGGGGGTGTTCGATATTCATTAGAAGAGCCAATGTTGTACATCGAAAATAACATTGTCAACACCCAGAATGTAATAGAAGCTGCTGTTATGGCTGGAGTGAAAAAGGTTGTATACGCTTCTTCCTCAACTGTTATGACTGGTAATGATCTTCCTTGGAAAGAATCTGATCCTCTTCAACATCAACTCAGTCCTTATGGATACACCAAAGCATGTAATGAATCTCAGTTCATAACTAGCGATATTGAAAACACTATTGGCCTACGTTTCTTTACCGTCTACGGGCCGTGGGGAAGGCCAGACATGGCCCTCTTCAAGTTTGTTGACCATATCCTACGTGACGAACATATAAACCTCTTTGGACAAGGTTTAATGTACAGAGATTACACATACATTGACGATATTATTCAAGGGGTGAATATCGTGATAGATAAGATAACATCAACAGAAACCCCGATCAATGAAATATACAACATTGGAAATAGTCAACCGATCATGTTGGCCGATTTTGTAGATATAATTGAAGATAAACTTGGCAAGAAGGCCAAACGATTGTATCTTCCAAAACATCCAGCCGATCCAATGAACACCTTTTCGAACTGCACCAAACTTGAGAGATTAGGATATAAACCAACAACAGATGTTGCAAAGGGAGTTGGTTTATTTGTTGATTGGTACAAACATTATTATGGAATAAACTAGATGAAATTAAGACGAGCAAACCCAGCGTATTATGGAAAGAAAATATCAGAACTTTCCTCATACCAAAGGGCTGCACATACCTTAACAGATCGATATATTGAACTGTTTGTATGGCACAAGAATAACAGACATATGCAAGAGCGTAAAAAGCATTTCATTCGAAATCTTCGTATGGAAATTTATGAGATTGGGAAAATGTTTACAGGGGAGATTTCAGTACAAGCTTACATTGCCTTAAAGGATCATGGCAAATCCCCAACAAAAGAGCATAGGTTTAACCGGGCAAAATCGTCAACCATACTTTTTGATGCTTTGGGGGAATGGTCTCATTTTAAACTAAGTACCAATAAGCTGGTGGAATTGATTGTTGATTCATGTATGATCCATTACACTACCCCAGACGAAAACAAACATCTTGAACTGTTTCAAAACGATCCTGATCTTCAACATTTAAATCCAGATGAGATTTATGAGCAAGCTGGCGTCAAGAAGATACTAAAACCCTCTACCACGAAAAAGATATTTGTGATTGATGATATCATTTATTCAAGTGTTCAACAGGTTGCTAAAGTTTATGGGTTGACAATGTCTCAGGTTAATCGTAATGTAGCGGATAATAATTTGCCCAATTGGATCAAAGAAACTGAGTGTGATAACTTCTATAGAAATTATGTTATGGATAAACATCACCACGAAACAATTGATCATTTGAATAAGGATGGACTCTTAGTATGAAAATTATAGCAGGACCATGTCAACACGAATCCCTCAAACAATCATTAATAATTGCTAAGACTTGTAAATTAATATGTGAAGCGCATGGTGTTGAATATTACTTCAAAGCATCATATGATAAGGCCAACCGAACTTCTGCCGCTTCACCAAGAGGGTTGGGGCTTTATCAAACGTTACGTGATTTTTTGAAAATGAAGAAAGAGATTCCTGATCTAAAAATTGTGACTGATTTTCATGATGAGTGGGCAATAGATGCTGCGTTCTTTGACCCGGTTGTTCCCTTTGATGATGCTTTTGATGTAATTCAAATTCCTGCTTTACTTTCAAGACAAACAGATTTAATCAGGGGTGCTTGTGATACAGGAAAAATTGTCAATGTCAAAAAAGGTCAGTTCATGTCTCCCAAAGATGTGATGGGTATTTTAACAAAAACATCAAGAGCAAAAGAAGTGTGGATTACTGAACGGGGCACAATGTTTGGTTACAATAATCTGATTGTAGATTTCACTGGACTCGAAGAAATGATGGGAGAATATGAACATTATGAGGGGGTTCATATTGTCTTTGATGCCACCCATGCAGTACAGAAACC